ACCTCACGCCTGAGAGAAGCCGTGAATTACACGAAATCTCGGGCGCACTCCTCAACCGTGTTAAATTACAGGCATAATCATTAATCGCCCGGCACACGCCGCCAAAATAAGCGACAGCGGGTGCCGGGCTTAAATAGTCAATAACGATGAAGACATCAACTACATTTCGTATCGTACAGTCCGCAGGACAGGCGGGGTACAGATGCACACGAGTGCTGTTCAGCAGCGACAACCGGGAAGAAGCGCAACGCCGCTTCGAGGAACTCTACGAGGAGGCACATGACCGCCTCGGCTCTTTCTGTGAGCGACGGGAGCGGTCGAGATTACCGCCGCCGACTATGAGGAATTGGATATTATCACGCTCGACGAGTTCACAGCCGACTATGGCACATCGACCGAAACGGTTGAGCTCGAGGAGGAAATCTTGTAAGGTTATGGCACAGTCAGAAGCATTGAAACGATACAGGGAGCTGTCAAACGAACAGCCCGCCGGGGGTGATTACTTCTTTGCGTTCAGCAAGGAACAGTTTCAACAGGGATATGACGGGCTCGTGAACAGAGGCGTTATCAAACAGGGCGAGAAGATCTGCTCGGCGGGTAACGCCCTGTTCGGCACACGGGCGGGGCTTGACAAGATGTTCGAGTTTTACCGCCAACGACGTGAACGTATCAGCCGGGAGTGCGACCCGCAGGTGGTATATGACTTCGAGTTCGCCAACTACGAGTGTGAGATAGACTACGACGGCGACGCTAACGCCATGAAGCATGTTATCGAGACGTTCGGGATTGACAGAGCCCGGCAGGTGACGAGGCGTTGCGCCCTCTACTCATTGGAGGCGTTACAGGCTGACAACGGGTAACCTTTCGATAACACTGTTATAACGGTGTTATAGCATACTTATAACACGGAATAACGTAAAGAATAGAAAGGTATAGAATAGAAAAGAATAGAAAAGAAATATATAAAGAAATACTAACGTATTTCAGTCCACCCGCCTGTTATGACTTTGGAGGAAATTTCGCCCCCACTGTCAGACACAGGCATAAAACAGTAACAGAGTATGGCGAAAAAATCATTCAAAATCAGGGCGCACTACGTGTTCCCCGTTGAGTTCAGCGTTCAGGCGCACACCCGCCAAGAGGCGGAGCAGCTCGTTCAGGAGCGGTGCGCTGTGACAATGGTTACCACAACAGGCTCAGCCGATGAGCGTGTGAAAATCGTAAAGGTATCAGACATCGGCGAGATAGTAATCAGCCGCAGGGCGGCGCAACAGCAGGAGGGAGAGGAATGAGCGACGAGCATATCTATTGGGTGTCGTTCCGACAGCCTCCCCTGCCGGGGGATGAGCGCACGGAGTTTTTCTTTCACAGCCTGTCGGCGATATACGAGATGTTCACGGCAGATCAGGTCGGCTGCAAGGTCGCCCGGCTATGGAATATCGGGGTATCGAAAGGAACGCCGTATGTTGGGAAGCTCTGCACAGTCTGCCGGGCAAGCATACAGCGCAAAGCGCAGAAACGCCCAAATTCAGCCGATAAATCTGAATGCGTAAACTTACAGCAGGAAGAAAAGAAAACGCCACATACGGCGAATTCGAGATAAATAACTATATTCGTGAACCCACTAAAACACTAACAGGTATGGGACAACAGACAAAAAAAATCGAGGTCTCCGAGCGTGTTGACAAGCCAACACCGAATGGCGGAGACTACTCGATTGCTTATTTCTACGATAAGGACAGACAGCCCTGCAGCAAGGCGGACGCTGTGTATATCGACATCGTTGAATACACGAAAGACGGGAAGCGAGTGAACGAGGCACACGGGCGTGTGTCTTAGAACTTGCGGAACCGCTTCGATAACTCCTTAGACAGCTCACTCAGAAATCGCTCTCGGTTGGGGGCGATTTCTTTCATTCTTGCCCGGTTGTTCATGAACATAGACATACTGTCGCAAAGGTCTTCACGGGGGTGTTTCTTTGAGTACTCTGTCACATATTCAACCACCTTACCACGCCCCTGTTTAGCAAGCTCAATATCAGCCATAACAGCCGCCCGCCACTCAGCCGACAGAGATATCTTGTCGCCCTTGTCGATAACGTGTGTGGCTTCATGGTAGATAGACTGTTTGAAATCCTTTAAATCATCGGCTTTCAACGGCGACCAATAATGTATGCGCCCGCCGTCCGTGGCGAGAGATACGAACCCCGGTGTATTATATGCCACCGCCCAATAACTGTCCTGTGGGTTCTGATATTTAGTCATGAATCCGACACTCTTTATGCCGTCACGCAGGAAGCGTGGCATTTCGCTGACAACACCGCTTGCGGTCACAGCCGAGAACGGCTTATCTGATTTAGACAGTCCGAGGGGGTACAGGAACTCCTTGCCCGCAGCGTCTTTCACGGCTATCATGTCAAACGTCTTGCCGTTGATTTCCATACTGCGGCGCAGCCCTGACATCGTCATGGTGTCGTCTATCAAGCCCCAACTCTGTAGGTCGGCGAACGCTATGTTCCCTGATACGGTTTTTATCTGATTGTACATCATCGAATATTCGATGTCGGACAGGTTGTTGTACAGAGCACTGTCGTCCATTATGTTCCAAATGGCGGCGAGGCGTGGGTCACGGTCGCGATACTCACCGAAGTAAGGCATTACCTCTTTGAGCATAGGTTTATGTATCGCCGTTGAAGCCTGTTTTTCGTTGAACGCCGCTGTGACGTACCCCGTGTTGTCTGACATGAAATACGGGAGGCTGTTCGCCTTGACTATGCGGGCGGCGTTGTCCTGTACCCATGACTTGAAATCCTCAGGGACATCATCAACCCTGTTGACGCTTTCTCCGTCGAGCTCCTCGCCGTTGAGAATCTTGCGGGTGTCCTCCTCGAGTTCCTCAGGCGTTTTCAGGATAGACGTGGCTAAACAGCGGCAGTGTGGGTGCCACCCTGTAAACTTGAAGTCCTTGGGGTAACGCCCGGCAAGCTCGTCACAGATATCCGTGAAGTTATGCGGTAAGCCGTCCTGTCCCAAGAGCGTATGATTCGAGGACAGGTGTATCTCTATGCCGACAACGAAGTCGAGGTCTTGCCAACGGAGGTAGTCAGCCGTGTGGTAGGCGATGTTGGTTTCCGTTGCGGCGAGGCGACGGCAGTTCTTGTATGAGCTGCGATAAACGCCCTGTCCGGGGTGATAAGCGGCGGCACGTTGTGATAACTGTAACATCCCGTGTTCGTCCCGCACACGGCGGAATAACATATCAGGGTGCTGCAGGTATTGGTTCAGCTCCCGAGCCATCTGATCTGCCGACAGCCCGTTGCGGATTCCGACATCAAGCCCCATTTCGATTTCCTCCTTGAATTGGTCTGTGTAACGCCACACCCTGTTCGAGAGGTTCATGCCGTTTACCTTGCGCTGCTCGAACGCCTGACGAGCCTCGTCGTTGTCACTGAAATACCTGCGGTACTGCGCCTGTGTCAGTTTGCCGACGTTATCGCCGAATACCCGCTGTGACAGCTCGTTGTTCTTGTTGTTGGCAAGCGTCCAAGAGGCACGCACACCGTTCAGGATAACCGCCTCCACGCTTTCTGTCAGCCCCGACAACAGGCTGTCAACTCGCTTGCGGGTAAGTGGATAGTCGGAGAATGAAAACAGCGTGTCGCCCTTGACAGCCTTAATGGTCGCCCCGATAGACGCAGCCTCGCGTGCCGCCTCCCGGTAGATGTCGTCTATCTGACGTTCATACCGGGCGACGTTACGCAGGTGCTGCTGTTCCCATGTCAGTTTCTTTGTCTGTTTCTTCTTAGCCATTCTGTTCGTCCTCCTGTCGTTGTTGGAAATTATCACAAGCCGCATCGCTCAGGAACTTCGACCACTTGCCGTATTCCGACTTAGCGTCGAGGCGGCAGCGGCATAGGATGAGGTGCCCGTCGATAGCCTTACTGTGCCAATCGTAACTGTGGCGGCAGTCACTGCAGAAGACCGTCGGCTTCACCCGCTCAGGCTGACGGCGGCGTGGTTTCGGTAGAGCCATACCCGGTTATTCGGTTGGCTCGAACACGTCCGCCATTCCCTGTTCGGCTATCTCACTGAGCGTCTTATCAACGTCGTCCGTATGTCCGTATTCCTCGATACTCTCACGCTGTGACATGATAGGTTGGTTGCCGTTGGCAAGCATGAGCGTCTCGACGGTTTCCTTGCTGTCCGTGATAGAGAACGGCGTTATGCGGCTCTCCACCTTCAGAGCGTCGATGTCAGCGTGGTAACGCTCAGGGAGCATGAGCTTCAAATAAGCCTTCAGGACGTTTGTCTCACGGTCGAACCCCTCCAATATACGCCCGCTCTCGTCCTTGACTTTCATCTGAGCGTCGATGAACAGCTGCTTGCGGCTCTCGCCTGACAGAGCCATCTGCGACATCTTCTCGTAGCTCCAATCGGGGAGCTGCAGCTGTGTGAAGAACGACTGTCGCAGCTCGTCGACAAAGTATTTCAGGTTCTCTGTCGCCTGTTGCCATGTCACGTACTGAGCGGTTGAGCCCTTGGGATATTGCATAACAGCCTTGAACTCCTTGTTTTCGGACTTCTCGTCGCCGTACTTGATAACCTCGTCGGCGAACACGACGAACAGCGGCTTGGAGTTCTTGCGGAGGTAGTTACCGTTACGGCTCAACGCCCATTCAATCTCATAGACGAGGCGGGCTGTGTCCTCCCAAATCGGTGTCGGACGGTTGACGTACACAGCGGGGATTTTCCCGATACGGCTGATGTCCTCGTCCTCCGTGACAGCCCATTCGCCCGTCTCGAAACTGAACTTCATGTGCTTCGTGGCTGTGTATGCGTCGAGGAACTGAACGTTCTTCTTGCCGACCTTGCGGGTGTAACCGACGGACATAGCTGTCATATCTCCGTACTCATCAAACAGCGGGTACAGGTTGTCGCCGAGCATAGGTGAGAAGTTGCGGCAGCGGAGCTTCAACAGGCTGTCGAAGCCATACACGTTGTTACGGCTCTCAACGGCGTACCACAGGGTCATTACCTCACAGCCCGCAAAGAGCATGTTCAGGCGTTCGATGTTCACGCTGTCAATGCGGTTGCGGTCATACACAGCCTCCATGTACGACGCTATCTCTTTCTGTTGGTCGTTCTCAGGCTTGTACACACGTTTCACGGGTATGCCGCAGCAGAGCTCGGTCATACGCTTACAGGCGAGGCGGGGCAGGTCACAGGTTACACGGGTAACGGGATGAACGCCGTCTGCGTCCACCTCGTCCGGGTATTTCTGTTTGTCCATAACCGGGTGTTTGGTCGGGTCGAACTGTTGTTGCAGACCGTAACGCCCGCCCCACACAGGCACGTAGATTGTTTTCTCTTTCAACAGCCCCACTTTCTCCGAAGCTGTCAACTCGCTTGAGCTTAAAATTTCTTCGATTGTCATTTCTGTATGATTTTTTGAGTGTTATTAAACCATCTTCGAGAGCCGCCCGAGGTCAATCGTTCTCCCGGCGGCTCTGATCGGATAGAACGTGTATGCGAGTGCGTCGAACTTATCAGGGCTGCGCCCGAGGCGTTTCTTGATGTCCTCCTTGGGTTCGATGATGATACTGCCGTCTGAGCGGAACTCCCAACGTATCTCGGCTGCTTCCTCGGCGAACTGACTGTCAGGAGGCAACATCGCCCCTGTGTTGTTTTTCGGGTTCAGCCAATCACGGACGCACCAATGCAAGTAGGCACGGAGGTTCGTGAACGTGTACTGCCCCGTGATGTCACGGAGCGGACGGTCGCCAAGGACAGCCTTTGCGGAGTTCTTGCAGCTGATGATATAGTTCGGGTCGTCCTGTTCGACACAGCGGCTGTAAACGCCCGCACCCTCGCCGATAGTATCAATACTGACAACCATCTTCGGCTCGTGCTGTCGGCGTGATATGATGTGCCCGGCGACAGCCATGTGGTCTGCCGTGCCGCCTGAGTTGCGTGCGTCGAATGGAGCGACGTACCGTCCCCGCCGCTCACAGAAGCAGGTGGAGTCGCGTCCCATACCCGCCACGTCGACACCCAACATGCGGGGCTCTGAGCTGACGGGTTCGCGACCCTCTGCTTCAAGCCACCGCTGCTGTGCGAGTTCAATCCACTGCGACGGGATAAGAACGTCGTCCGCCACCTTGGGAAACTTGCCGAGCACCTTCTTGCGAAACAGGTCTTCGGGACGGTACCACTGCCCC